AGAAGCTTTAGCAGCTATCATTTCACCATCTATAGAAGACCACATCCCAGATAACTCTTGCTTCCCTCGCTCGTACTGAGCCATCATCTCTTCTAACATTAGTTCATTCCTTTATCGTGCTGCTTTTTGCTCATTTGACTGAGAAGCTTCAGCCACATTAGATGCTGTAATATAAGCAAGTGTTGTGCTAAGTGCCTCTCGCTGCTTTACTGGATCTTTAATTTTTCTAACTTTATTTAATGAATTTTGCCATTTTCCATTAGTTACTATATCCAACATAGCCTGATTATGACGACCTCTCATATAGCTTATTGTATTAGCAACAACGACACCAATCTTACCAAAACCAAAAGAACCAGACTGAGCTACAGCACCTTGTTCGGCAGCGTTTAGAGCTTTAAAGGGAGTGTTTTTTAATCTAGCTAAGATAAAAGCAAGATCATCAATAGCTTGTGAACTACCCCCTACGTCTTTTAACTGCCTAGCTAATTCCGTTCTTTGTTGTGGCGTTGCTAATATTGCATCATAAAATTGATCTGGAGTAGCGTTGTATATACTCGTACCTTCAGGAACTCCCTTAGTTTTTATTTCAGACAGCCTATCTAAAATTCTTTTTTGAGCTATTTGACGTTGAGCTATAGGAAGTGCTAAGGCATATTCATCACTCGATTTTTTTAATGCGCCTTTAATTAGGGAGTTTATACTTCTCAATACTCCTGCTTTTTGTCGTTCTAAAGTATCTATTGATGTAGAGGCAGCGTGAGCGTTAGATGATATTTCTCTTCTTACCATTTCAACCTGCCCTAAAGAACCTTCTTTTAAAGCATTAAACTTTGCAGCTTTTGCTGGATCTGCCATAAGACCTTTTTTAGCAGCTTTAAATATAGGATTATCTTCTAGATTTTGAAGAAATTTAGGTTTCATTGTTACGTCAAACGCTTTTTTGTACAGGGATGTGAGTGTTGCTTTAGCTGCTTCTCTTCCTTCAGGTACAATATTTTTAACAAACGATCCAACAACATCTGCTAATTCTGAATCACGTTGCATTCTTATTTCTTGAGCAACTAATGCTTTCTCAGGATTTAGCCCTGAAAATGCTCCTGCTTCCCTAGTTAAAATAACTTGGTTTGCTGAAGCTTCTGCTGGTGTAATGCGTACACCTAACCGACTACCTGCGTCCACCGCTTCTTGTACGGCAGGGGTAGTTACTCCCTCTAATGCTTTTTTACGGCCTCCCCTTGCACTAAAGAAATCAACAGCTTTTTTTAGAGGATCTATTATAACTTTACCTGCTAAGTATTTACCTGTGTTTATTAAAGCCGTTGGTGCTAATCCTAAGTTAGCAGCTACTAACATATTCATAGTTCTTTCTTGAGATATTAAAGAACCATCTGATGTAGATAAACTAGCTCCTAGAACCGCACTTGTACCTAACACTGCTTTTGCAGTTTTTGCAGGGAGTGCTGCTACATAAGATGCAGTTTCTCCTGTCATAGCGGCACTGCCATAAGCTAATTGCTCTGCATAGTTCATCTTATCTAAGTAATCACTTATCTCTTGTTCTTTACCAATTCTTTGATTTTTCCAATCACTTAAAACATCAAACCCTGTTAATTCGGTAATAGCAGACCTGCCTAATTCTTGAAAGCCAGCCCCCACTTTTTCAACACCCCTTAAAAACCCCTGCCCTGCTAATTCAGCATAGTTAGCGTCTACTCCTTTAGTTGAGGTTTCTTCTTCTTCTTGGGTCATTCCTAGAGAAGTCAAAAGGGAGTCTACACTAATATCTGTATTTGCAGGAGTAGTTGTAGGCGTATTAGTAGTGCTAGAACTAGATCCATTCATAGCACCCATAAGGTCTGCTACACTAATATTACTAGCCATTTAAAATTCCTTATCTGCTATCATCTGTTGAAGTATTGCGCGTTCTGATTGAGTCAAAGATTCCATTATTATAGCCATCTCACCTTTGTTGTCCCTATCTACTCCACTAAACATAAAATTAATTTCAATCTTTTTATCTACACTTCCAAAAACATCATCTTGGTTTAACTCGTACCTTTTAGTCACGCCTTTTATTTTAGATATTGTAGGCCCTGCAAGTTTCTTAATTTTAGTGAATAAAGTACCGCCAACTTTTACAAAATCTGCTCGTTGGTCTACTCCCATTTTTTCACCGTTCATTGCTTTATTGTAAACATTTTTAATAGTGTCTGGAATACCACGCGCATTTTCTGCTGTAGCTTGCTCACCCTCACGTACTACCGAATCAGGGTCTAACATCTTCATGTAAGCAAAGATAAGGGACATATCTCCTGCTGCTGAGTCTGCTTCTGCTGAAGTTTTTATTTTAGCAAATTGTAATTCGCTTTCTTTGAAGTTCTTGTAGTTCATGTCTTTACTTAGTTCTTGTCGTAAAGATTGAGTTTGCGTAAACTGCCTGTTAATTTTATCTATTGGAGACTCATTACTTGGCGGCTTGCCTGTTTGAACCCATTTTTCACCATCCCAATCTTCTAAGATAGCAGCACCATTTGCGTCAGTGCCTTGTCTATACGTAGGCGCAGAGTCTTTAGGTTTCTTTTCTACTCCTGCAAATAGTCTATCGTCAGGATTATTAGGATCAACATAATATTGATTATTTATACCTTTCTCAAGAACAGTAATTAACTGTCTATTTGCTTTATCTCCCTTTTTAGCCAATCCCATTCTTACTTTAGTATTTTCTGGATCAGAAGGATCAAAAGAATATACTACGTTTTCTCCTTCTTCACTGAGGATTACAGTTTGCCTAGCTGCTTCTGTTCCTGCCTTAGCTTCCCCTACTAATGTTCTATTTTTAGGGTTTTTAGGGTCAACAAAGTATTGCATATTTTTACCGTTTTCAAGAACAGTAACTAACTCAGCCCCTGCTGGGTTGTATACTTTACCTGTAGTAGTCCATACGTTATTTATTAAATCTTGCTGTACTTCTACTCCACCTATCTCAGTTTTTCTTGTTTGTACTTGACCATCTTGGGAAGGAGCCGCTTGCCCTAAAACAACTTTCTTTGTAGGGTCTGTTTTACTTACAGATACTTCTTGTAAAACACCATCAATAAGTAATTTTACAGTTTCATACTCTTCACTTTCTACTGTACCAGTGCCTCCTAAAGATTTCCAAACTCCCCCTCCTGATCCTTTTTTATTGAACACCCCTTCTACTGTTACACCGTCTATAGTTCTTGATTGAGAAACCCACTCTTCCCCTTCTACTGCTTCTGGTTTTGTAGCTGACCCGTATGTTGTTCCTTCAGGAACATTAGCAATATCAACAACTCTTTGAGTACCTACTCCATTTACATCATACTCAGAAATAATTCTCATATCTGTTTTAGGAACCAGAGAAGATGCTAGAACTCGCCCTTTATCCATCATAGCTAAACCGCCATTAGGATCAAACTGCATAATCTGCTCACCAGCCCTCTGATATGTTTCTGGCTTACTCCAATCTGCGTCTTTAAAATCATTCTTAAATTGATTCATACCAATTGCTTTAGGGCTTATCGCTTGTCCAAAAGCACCCATAGCAGCCTGTGCGGATACACCCTTCTGCTTTTCAGCATTAAGCATATCCCCATAAGAAGACTGTACTGTCTGTAAAATGTTTGATGATGGCCCTGAGCCAAATAATCCTGCCATGTGTCTTACTCCGTAATTCCAATATTAGCTAGTTAGCCAGCCCCAAGCATCACCTATCAAATCCTGACCTACGTCAGTACCTAGTAATGAAGTTCCTAAGCCCATCCAGTTAGATGTATTATTAGCACTCTGCTGTGCTGCAATACCTTGCTGTGCTAGACTTTCTTGGAACTGAGGCTCTTGTGCAAAGCCGTATACTTGTTGCAGCATAGGGACAGAACCGAGTGCTTGCTGCTGTGGTTTGAATTGTTGATCTGCTACGTTCTGAGTCAGACCAAATAGACCAGCCTGATTAGCCATCATACGATCTTGCATCTGAGCCCCATACTGTTGGGCTTGTGTTGCTTCTTGGAATCGTTGGTTGTTTTGTTCAGTCTCTAATTGAGCCAAAGCTTGTGTACCGACTGTAGATCCTAGTTTACCAGACTCTATTAGACGACTCAAGGAGGATTGCGTCTGCTGCTCTCTGAGAGGCTCTCTAAGGGCATTTACGCCACGTAGGTACTCTGCTGCCGCATCATTGGGATCGAAGCTCTGGTAGGCTTCCTGAGAGCCCTGAAGCTGCCCTAGAAGTCCCTGCTGGAACTGTTCAAACTCAGGCGCTGCTGTTTCGATGTATTGACCTGTAAGAGGATCAAAACGAGTAGTTCCATATATATTACCAAATTCCATACCGCGAGGGGCACGGGCTTGTGATAATTGATTTACCGCACTCCCTGTATAACCACCATCAAAGTATTGACCATTATTTCCAGACACACTTGCCCCTCCACCTATACCACTATTATTACCACCGCCTGTACCTGCTGAATAACCACCAAAAGCATTACCGCCCCCACCACCACCCATACTGCCCATCATACCGCTTGATTGTGCTAGTTGTGATTTCATACCTTGAGGTAAACCAGCCCACTGTGATTCAGATATGTTTGATGGACGCATAGCGTTTAACTGCGCTTCATTAGGACGACCTTGCCCACCGCCTATGTAGGCATTAGGTAGCTGGTTATCTAACTGAGGTTTACGGGCTAAAGATACTCTATCAGCCTCAGACATCATCTGCCAATCAGGGTTTGTTGACTCCTGTCGTAGATATTCTTGTCTGGCCTGATCATTCATACCGTACATAGTCTGTTGGGCGAAATCACCTAGAGGATCAAACTCATTGTAAGCACCTAACATACCACCAAAGTAGCTGTCTGTTCCTATTGCATTGCCTAACTCATCTAATAATTTACCTTTAAAACCACCCGTAATTCCATTCCCTAAACCTCTAAACATTGTGTCAGGGGCTGCGTCAGGGTAAAAAGCAGATCCTCCGCGAACATTAGTAAATTGAGTAGGGGCGTTAGCGTAAGTATTACCAGCTACATTAGGATTACCTTGAGGGCCTCCATACATAGGCCCTGTTTCTGTAGCAGCAGTTATTTGAGTTTGTGGAGAAATAGGGTTATTACCACCCCAAGATAAACCAAATAAAGATTCAGACCTTTTTTGTTCTTGTAGTTTTTGGTTATAAGCTGCCTCTGCTGCTGCATTACTTGCTGCTGTTTGTTGTGCTGCTTGAACTGCCGCCATCTGCGCTGCTTTAGCTTGTGCTGCTTCTGCTGCTGCTATCTGCGCTTGCATATTCCTATTAGCCGTAGCTTGTGCTACTGCGGCTGCTTGTGCTGCTGCTTGACCGCCACCGCCACCATTATTATTATTGTTATTATTTCCACTGCTAGTACGTGTCCCAATGGCGTTTCCATTACCCGACCTAACAGGATTACCGCTTCTATCAACTAATGCCATTATGCAGTCCTCTTCCAGAAGTAGACGACAACGTAAGGTTGTACGATATCATGTGTATGTGCTGCGTTACCGCCTGTAGATCCAGAAGCAGGGGCTCCAGCACCACCGTTAGTTGTAGCGTAGACATTCGCACTACCATCACCACCACCCAATGTCCAACCAGAAGCGTGAGTGTGGGCTGGTATCTCGCTGACTGACAGAGCGTGAGAATCAGTCTTAGAACCGCCTGTCTCTTCAACAGTATCAAAAGAAGCATCTGATGCATCAATACCTATCAGTACCTTACCTGCACCAAAGGCTGACCATGTACCTACACCTAACAAAGTAGCAGGGTTAGTCGCTACTACTGAGGTATAGACAGACCCTACTGGATAGGCAAGGCCATTGACAGTAGCTGCTGTAGGCGCTGCCGCAGTAATAGCAGTAGCAACAAAAGACGTAGTAGCTACTTTAGTTGTGTTGTCACCTGTAGTTGCTTTAGACGCACTAAATACTTCTAATGGATCTCCGTTTAAGTTTGCTTTGGAGTTAACTGCTGTCTGTACAGATACAAATTCAGTATTAAAATCATCACCTGAGACAACCTTAGCTGGATTAGAGTCTGCAAGCGCATCTTTTCCCGACCACGCTACTTGTACTGTATAATTACTCATCGTATTTTGCCTTCTTTTGCTAGGACTGTCATGCTTTGAAGCGAGCCTTTAAATCCATTAATTAAATTTATCATTTCTATCTGGACTGTTTTAGCTGATTTACTCATATTGACTTTATACTCTCTAGGGAAAAACAATGGAGAGTATTTAGAAGTTCCGAATAAGCTAGTGCTGGCCCCGTATACAGCCGTAGTTCCTGATGAAACAGGGGTCAAGTTAAACGTAGCTGAGTTACCTTGTGTAATGTTGTAGTCTCTAAACCATTTAACCGTAACGTCCTGTTCACGGCCTCCGTCTATAACACAAGAGAATTGTTTCAGTAGTTTAGCAGAGTGGGGCACACCAAAGTCCATCCAGACTGTCTTAAATGTAGTCTGGTAAGTCTTATATACGGCAGTAGAACCTGAGTAGTCTAGATCGTAATAGTTATCATACGTAGCTATCACACCATTAAAATTACTTGATCCTAGACCTAAATATAATTGACCAGTGCTTAACGATAAGAAAGACTTAGGACTACGGTTTTTATCGAATAGCCACTTAGTAATTCTAGGGGTGTTGTCTGGGTTTATTACTTTAAAATCTAAGATGTACGTCTCATTAATTCCTGTGAAGGATAAGACATAATAACCACCTGATGTGTTATATTCTGATTTAATGTCGTCTGGATTAGACGATGTAATGTGTTTGATAATATCATTCTTGACATTCTTAGTCAAGTCTGTTAAGGGCATCTTGTCTTGGATCTTAGTACGGTTCAGCGACCTAACGCCATCAGCAGCTAAGAATAAAACATCATCACCAAAGGCTTGTATAGAATCTCTAGCGATACACCCTACACCTTGTATTACTTCATCTAAAGCAAAAGTAGTAGCACTAGGATCAAACGGATCATTATAGATGGCTATGTTGTTCTTACCGAATATAATCAACTTACCATTAAAAGATTCTAAGGCTACAATATCATCGTAACCCCAGACTGATTTCATGTTTAAAGCACCAGACCCTGTCCCTGTCCATTTATGATGTTCTAATGTCCGAGAGTACAGTATAGTTTGTTTATCTTCAGTAAATCCTGCCGCCCATAGACGACCGTACTGAGACAACATAGTAGAAGGATCAAAAGTAGTTATGTTTGTAGATGCTGAGTAATGCGCTGTATCTTCTAAGTCTGACCATACTCCTGTGTCTGAAGTAAAGTGTATGGGCCTGTGTCCTGCTTGAACACCAATAGAGTCATCATCGTACTGTATCCACTGCCAGTTATCGCCTGTAATAGTCTGTGGAGTACCTGCGAATGTTTGTTCAGTATTTACTTGAGGTACAGCACTAGAGTTAATCTTCCAAATCTTATTGTTAGCTGAAGAGATTAAGTTAGCAGTGCCATTAGCATATTGATGCCAATGCAGAGATTTAACTGGGTAGTTACCTACAGTAGCAGAGATAGCCTGAATACCCTTACGAGAAGTCAGACGACCCTCTGAGTTAATCATTATATTGTCTGCGTTAACTAACCACCTGTGATCTAGACTAGAGGCGTTAGCTTGAGTGTTTAACCCAAATACACCTACAGAGTCTAGAACTAAAGGGTTTAATTGCTTAGTTGGCATACCAAGTCATCTCCATCTGAGTCTTACCAGCATCAATCTGTACGGCTCTAGATAGGATGTTGACGTACTCTCCTGCGGCTACTGATACCTGAGTACCACCATCTTCACCACGTTCAGCTAGGGCCCTCATATAAGCACCTAAGATAACTGCTTGCTCATTGACGTAACAGTGAGTCTCAGCTAATTGAAGCTTGTCTTGTGGCTTAACTACGTTAAAGTTAATTCGTCTTGTGTCATTAGGTAGAGGCCATACATCAACCACCATATCTAAGTTATCATCAATACCGTTAAAACCGTAAGAAGAGGGCTCACCTTTAGCTATGTTAGCTGTGGGAAATACTCTAGTGTTTATGTCAGCACTAGACATTTGGTTTAAGATAGTACCTGTTGAAGTATCAATGACATCTAATACTTTAAAGTCTCTTCCTGCACCTAAAAGGGAGTAAGACATAACACCATCACTTGTAGAGATAGCAGACGTAACTCGTAATACTTGCCAATCCCAATAATGCTCTACTTCATACTTTGCATCATTGACAAAATCACCAACCATTTTATGATAGTCAGTAGGGCCGTTTGCTGAAGAAAGATTACCAGACCAATCAGTCATCTGATCTTCTCGTAATCTCCGCAGCACTTCATTTATAATATCTCTATAAATCATAATGTTCCTTCTTTAAAATATAACCAACAAGCAAAAGCACTTGCGCCTATAATCCACATCAGTTTCTTAACGACTGACTTACCTACTGAAAGGTAAAAACGATCATAGGCTTTCTGTGCAGCTAACTCAGCTATTTCATCTTTATCTTGTTCTGTCAATTTAGTATCACTCACTTTTAATATTTAAGATACATAACTACGCCAAAGAAAGCAGCTAGAACAGTTACGAGTATTCCTATCACTTGTCCTGCCAGTACCATAGTCTCTTTAATTTCTTTAGCTTGTGCCTTTTGTTTCTTAACATCAGCTTTTTGTTTCTTATAATATTCATCTCTAAACTGCTGATACTTATAGTATCCTAGAAGACCTTGTTTATTGAGCATAAACTCTAATTCTTTCTCTTGCTTCTCTATTTGCTGTTTAGCTTGGTATGCTCCTAGTACATCACCATTACCAGACTTAATCTTGTTTTCAATACTCTGACTTGCACCAAAGTATTTAGTTAGGGCAGATCCAGCATCAGCAATCTCTTTTCCGTTAGCTAGTGTAGTTTTGATAACTGCAAAGGCAGCATTCGCAATAGCCAGTTCTGCTAACATACCCAGACCCTCTTTGTATACTCTACGGGAATCCCGTATGGTTCTCTTGATGGTTGTACTACTAGGTACTCAGCGTTAACTCTGTTGACAGATGGTTCAATAAGTAAACCCTGTCCCATAGGCGCAAGGGCAGGAGCTACGTGAACTGGGTATATCTCTAAAGGACTAGAATTCATTATATACTCTCAATGTTTCGTATACAGAATGCTATAGTAGTTTTATCTTCAGTTTCTTTCTGAACTGCATAGCCAAGAATAGGATTTGTAACTAATCTATAGTCTAACTCTTTAGCTACTACCAGTAACTCCACTCTACACTTTTTAAGAGTTGGATAACTAGATACCATAACAGGCAGTGCAGGTTCTGTACTTACTGAAAGCATAGTAGCTACTACAAGAGCATACATTATGACTTAGGTTTTTTATGGGTTAGAGGCTTACTAGAAGCAGTGTGTTTTGCACCTGTCATAAGTTTACCTGACGGATGCTTATGAGTCTTACCTGTGTATGCTTTACCATTCTTTAGATAATGTGTAACGCCTTTCATTATTTTTTAACCTTCTTTTTCTTTCCCTTCTTTGGAGGGGATACTAACTTAGTTCCGTATGACATACTATTCTCCTACCATTTTACCTTTGCTGACCAATAGGCTGCACTGGTTTTACCTTTAGCTATGTTCTTACCGTGCCTCGCTTTAAAACTGGCTCTCTTAGCTTTCATTGCGTCTGACTCACCAGCTTTAGGTTTACCAGCCGTTGATGCTCCCTTTTCGCCAAAGCGGATCATGCGATCCTTTCCATCATCTTTTATCAAGACAACGTGAGACTTCTTGCCTTTGGCAGATGCTTTTGGCTTGTTATAACCTGAGAACTTTTCACCTCTGTACTCTATGCTCATACAATCGCTGCCCTTGCTGCTGCCCTAGCTGTAGTCACATCATCTGGCACTGCTACACCTGTCTCAGCATGGCGAGTGATGTACCAATCGGTTGATGCTAAGTATGCTTGGCTGGTTGCGTTTAGTTCTGCTTGAGTGTTGGCTGCTATCTCTGCATCAGTGTACTGTGGGGCAGGAGTGTTACCCTCTGCTATCCACTGTAGTACATCTTGACAGTCTCGGTTGGCAGGGTCATTGGGTACGCCCATAGTGCCATTGACTAGCCAGCCAGAGTTTTGTAGTTTGCAGGAGGTTATCCATGCTGTTTGATTTTCAATCATGTTATAACTCCGCATTAAAGGTAGCGTGTATACTAATAAATACAGTTTGGCTTACAGCCACTCCATTTGTGTAAAAATTACAACCAGTATTTGTTGAAGGGTGACTAACTGCATTAGAATAATTAGAACTATCACCTATAAAACTATTTACAGTTCCAGTTATAGGATTATAAATTATAACAGTTGGTGCAGTTCTCATTTGGACAGGGAAATTAAAATTCCCTATATTCTGATAATTATATCCATTTGAAACTTCTCGTATACAAGTATCAGCATGGTTTCCACCAGCATACTGTCCAACCTTATAAGATGAACAATAATAACGCTGACACAACGCTAACTCTTCCCCGAAGCTCCGATGCTCAAAGTCAGTGCCTGAGCCAACCTCAAGCTGGACTCCTGCAATGTACCAATCATTAGAGGTGCTACTTGCAAGGTTAACCTGACTGTCTGCTAATACATTAGCTTGACTGTATGCAGCCCAACTTGTAGCCTGTGTTCCACTACTAAAGCCAGAGCCACCACCTAACCAAAACCATAACCGCATACCCTCACCTGTGTCATTGTTGAGTGTGCCGCCTGTGTCACCTGCAAATGTTATCGTTTTATGTTCCCATGTATTGGCACTGCCAATTGTATAAGAACTCTCTATGTGCCTATTACCATCAGGGGAATAAAGACCTACAGTGTAGACTCCCGTTACAGTCCCACGAACCCAAAAAGATGCCGTTACAGATTTTGCTGTGGCTAAACCATACTGTAAATGTTGTAAGTTTTGTCCTTCCATCGCTTGTTGGTGGATAATAGATACACCAGAACTAGGAGAAGCATTTGCTGTAGTGCAATCCCATTTACAAGAAGAGGCAAAACCAGAGGGTGATTCACTAGATTTAGAAACTGTAAATTCTGAGGTGTCATTTACACGAGTTTTCCAGCGATCAACAGAGGAATAAATGTCCGTTGTAAGAGCCGTTGCGCTTTCACTTCTTTGCCAAACTGTATAGTCGCCATTCAGAATCAAATTCTTCCTGCCAGCCCTAGCTGCGGTGTCTCCTGCTGTAATCGCAGAGGTGACTTCTGTTTGAGTAAACGTGACCTTATCAGCCGCTACTCTTGTTGCACTTTTAGTCATCGTCTACTCTCCTGCTGGCATCAATGCCTTTAGCGCATCCGCATCTGAGGCTGCATCCATACTTACTTGCAATGCTGCATCGTTGGTGCGAATGGTTGCCCGTGATGCTTCTGCTGCTTCACTCTCGGCAGGGATGGTGGCCTTAATGTCTAAGGGGGCAAACGCTGCGTTTCGTGCGGCTCGTCTTGCATCGTGTGCAATGACTTTGGCTTTTGTCATGTCTACTGTAATCATTTCGGGTACTCCGTTTTGATGGCAGCGATAGCATCTTGCCATGTGGTTGTTGAGTTGATGAGGTCGTCATAGCGCATCTCATCTTGGTTGAGTGCTGCGTAAGCTGTTGCTCGTAAGTATGAGTAGGCTTGTGGGTCGTCAGGTAATGTCTCCGCATCTGCTGGTATTAAATGCGAGTACCATTCTTTAGGCGCATCATCTTCAAAAGCATAATAACCATCTGCACTGTCTTTAAAATGTAGCATTACGAAATCCTCTCAATAACAAACGCTGTACCTGCCCGACCTGTTGCCGTTGTTACTACCCCGTTACCTATATGTGCGCGTACAATGTCCCCAGCAGCAAACCTATAACTGACAGAAACTTGATTTGGTATATTTAGGGCCGTTGTTTGTGTTACGGCTATGCGGCCTTCTGGGGGTGTGATGGAGTTTATGTATGTTGATAATTGGGTGGAGTTAACGCTAATTCCTGTCCAAGTGGAGGCATTAAACACTGAGATATAAGCAACGTTATAAACCCCTGCCGTATTGATAACAAATTTACCACCTAATGATGCTGAGTCAGTGTAAGTAATGTCCGAGCCTATTGATTGAACAGTATTGGCAAATCTTGCTATACGCGTGTTTGTTGATGGTAAACCAGTTACCGCCCCGTCTACATATATTCTTGATTGAGAAAACTCCTTACTAACAGTAGCCGAATCAAGATTATCATCACCTCTAATTATGCTACTCATGCACCCACTCCATCCGTTAACGTAGCTGCATCCACTGCCCAAGCGTTACGAAATGTGCGGTCTGAAGGTACTACTGAGTCGTCCACAATCTTAAACTTCAAGCCCGTAGGTACGTCTTTCAAAGCAGTCTGTGCGTCAGTTAAGGAACAGTTAGCTGCGGGGGTTATTACGGCTACACTGCCGTCTGTTTGTTGGTATATGATTTTCATTAGTTTGTTCCTTTAATTTCCGAATACTAGAATGCTGTCGGTTCCATTTGTAATTTCATAATTTGCTCCATCTACTCCATTAGCCCTATAAAATTGAACAGAGGACGTTGTTGGAATATTAGCGATGGAAAGCATACCCGACGCAGCTACACCCCCATGATGGTACGGTGTTCCTAAAGCAACGTAATTTGCGCTAGACATATTTACGGCAAAGTTAACAGTGAACACACCTGTACTATTATCAGTAACAGAACTGACGTTATAAGAGTCATTAATAACTACTGTGTTTTCTACAAAGTTAACCCAAGCCTTTGCCATACGCTTATCTAACGCTGGAATACTAGGCTGAGTCGTTGTTGAGCCGTCTGAGTGCAGGAGGGTGTTTGCTTTGATTGTGGACATTATGCTTGGCCTCCTAAGACTATTATTGAAATCGTTGGAGCATCATAAAGCGAGTTATTTGCATAAACAGTATTATATCGACAACTGCTAGTAGTCGGATTGAACGAATCAAAGGGTTGTGCGATGCTTCTCTGGCTTCCTGTGGAAGCACCTGCCGATCCTCCCGATGCGTAATTAGCGTTAGCCATTTGTGTTGCAAACGTAACCGTGTAGTCACCCGAAGCATGATCAGTAATGCTACTCACATTCTCACTGTCCCTAATAGCCACTGTACCTGTACCATTAAAGTTAACCCAAGCCGTAGGTATTAGCTTCTGACCTTTTACAGTAGGTATGCCACCCGTGACGTTTGTTAAATCGTTTGCTTTGACTGTACTCATAAGACCACCCACGTACTTCCAGAGGCTACTGTAATTACCCTACCTGCTGCCACAGTAATCGGCCCCACGGACGATCCGTTCTCATTGCCAGTAAAGGTTATGTTTTCATCAATGACCTTGGCGTTGGTACGCACCACGCTGTTAGTACCCAAGCTAGGCCCACCTTCTGCTGCTGCAATCGCTTTGAATCGTGCATCGGAAGCTGACTGTGTGTAAGTATCTGCAACAGTGAACGTCTTCAAGCTGATCACAGTCACTTCATCATTCAATAGCAGTGCTACAGTGAACGTGATGCTGTTGCCGTTGGTCGCTGTGAAGTCTGTGGTGTCTGTAAGCAATACGCCATTGACATAGACTTCAATGAAGCTAGGCGTGTAGCTAAGACCTGTCTTTACTGTCTGTCCTGCCGTTGCTAAGAATGAGATTTTCTCTTGCGCTTTTAAACTTAGCTTTGCGCTTCTGCCTAGATAGCTCATCCTGCGATCTCCATTAGTATAATTTGCGATTCAAGTCCACTATTATTTAACCTAATAGTCTTACTTGCATAAGAGGCAGCTTGTACTTTATAAACTATCGCTGAGGTTGTAGAGGGAGAGTCTAAATGCTTATAATCTGGACGCACTCTTTGGTCATTAGAAAGCCCCTGATAGACATCATAGAGGTGGGTGCTTGAGTAGATATTAGTAGCGCCTCGCAATAGTCTAGTTCCAGCACCACAGTCAGACGTTTGCATGTTAACCGAAGCATTCCATAAAATAAGTATTTTACTTGATGTAGATGATGGCGTAATAGTTGCCTCCAAACCTACATCAGCGTATGTAGCTGATGCCATTGCAACTTGTGTTGAGTTAGTACCCATAACAACCTGCAACACTGAGCCAGTAGGTAACTTAGCTGCTGTAATAGCATCATCAGTTATCTTATTGACACCCGTTGCACCCGTAATAGTTGTAGTCATAATCTACTCCTATGGCTTGGGATTGGCTGACTTCACGGCTGTACGCAATGCTTGTAGATCAGTCAGGGTATCACCACCATCAAGCAGAGCATGAATGCAGTCTTGGATGGATGGGTACGCTGCTTGGCGGTCACGGGCATACGCTGCTGCGTCATGGGCTGCTTGGAGTTCAACAATCTTAGCTGCGATTGCTGCGTCAGAGGGTTGTGTTTGTTCTGTGTCAAGCCACTCTAATTCGTCTCCACGGAGAACCCACTGGGCTGCTGGAGTTAGTGCTTGAAGTGCTGCGACTTTATCGGTCATGTGATGTTATCCTTTAATTTCCATTAGTGTGATTGTTGAGGGGCTGTTACTATACTGAACCAATACATTCTCAC